GGGCGAAGCCCCACACTTGACCATTTTTTGCACATAAGACCCCAAAAATAGCCGCTCAATCAACGCCCTAAAGCCTTATGGCAGCAAAGAAAAAAGACACCAAGCCCGTTCTATCGGTCGATCCAGAGCGGGCTGAGTGGCAACGGTGGGCGGAATTGGAAAGGCGGCTGGCGTTTGGAGAAACACTGGGCCGTGAAGACCAGCGAGAGCATACGAGAATCACCAAGAAACGCGACCTGCAATCCTTCAATCGTCTGGCCGAGTCGCTGCCACGAAAAGAGTGGTCGATATGGTCTGGCCGAGACGTGCGGATTCTTACCGACCAGGCCGCACTCTATGGGATTCCTGTCGGCGGCGGAGAGGTTAGTTTGCCGGCGGTTGCGAAATGGATTCACGAGTTCCTTAAAGAGAATGGTCGGAAGATCAGGTCTTTCGATGAGGATGGCAGCCCTGAAGAGGGCGAGGCGCTGGAGGAATGGCGGAAGGTCAAGACGGAGCGAGAGAAGTTGCAACTGAATCGAGAACGCAAGCTCTTAATCGACCGCGATGTTGTCCACGATGGTTTGATGGAAGTGGCTGGAATGCTGCGAAAGTTCGGTGAACTATTGCAGCGTCAATTCGGTTTCGAGTCATCGCGGGCGTTCAATGAGCAACTTACCGACACGGAAGACCGAATCGAAACAATGCTTTCTTCGATGGCTGGCACTGATACTAATGATGATGGTCACGGCGACTAATCTGGACGCTTCCCTGGAATCTGCTCGTTATGAGTTCCGCTCATTCTTTCGGGCTGCTCGAGCGCCAAAGCTTCGTTCCATGCTGGAGTTCGCCGAAGCGGAGATCACCTTACCAACAGGCCCTTTCAAAGATTTTAAGTTTAAGGCAGACCGCCAACCGTGGACTCGGCACTGGCTGAACGAAATTGACTCCGGACAGTACACGGAACACGCTTTAACCGCCGTTACCCAGGTGGGAAAGTCGCTCTTGGGGTTCATTATCCCCACGCTTTATCACCTCTTTGAGATCGGGGAGACGGTCGTTTGTGGTCTGCCTTCGATGGATATCTCTGGCGACAAGTGGCGGGAGGACTTTCTCCCGGTCATTGAACTGACGCGGTATGCCAACCTCTTGCCGATTGGCGGGCGAGGTTCGAAGGGGGCAAACAATCCAACCGCTATCAAGTTCCGCAATGGTTCGACGCTGCGGTTTATGAGTGGCGGCGGTAACGACAAGAGCCGGGCGGCTTTTACTTCACGGGTGATTGTCATCACGGAAGCCGATGGGCTCGATACGAGTTCTGCCACGTCGAAGGAAACCAGCAAGATTCACCAGATTGAAGCCCGCGCCCGTTCCTTTGGGGATCGCAAACGCATCTACAAAGAATGCACCGTTTCGGACGATACCGGCCATATCTGGAGTCGCTACCTCACTGGCACGCACTCCCGCCTGATGCTCCCTTGCCCGCACTGTTCGCAGTTCGTTCTACCCGACAGAGAGAATCTGCACGGCTGGCAGGATTCACCCGATGAAATCCAAGCCCGTGAGAAGTCAGCCTTCCATTGCCCGTCGTGTGGAGAATCTTGGACGGATGCGGAGCGATACAAAGCCAACCACGCGGCGAAACTGATTCATCGCGGGCAATCGATCAGCAGCGCAGGCATCATCGAAGGCGAACACCCCCAGACGCGCGTGCTGGGGTTCAGGGCGTCGGCTGTTCACAACCAGTTTCTATCAGCGGCAGAACTTGGCGCGGACGAGTGGAACGCATCCCGCGAACCAATTCCGGAAGTAGCCGAAAAACGAATGATGCAATTCGTCTGGGCGTTGCCGTACAAATCGCCCGACTTGGAAAACGATATCGTTTCGGAAGCGGAAGTGCGTCGACGAATCACTGGTATCAGCGAAAAGCTCGTGCCGGCCGATGCTGAAACGCTGGTCGTGGCCAATGACATGGGCAAGCGGGTTTGCCACTGGACGGCGGTAGCATTCCGCCCTGGCTGCTGTCCTCACGTTGTCGACTTCGGCACGATCCCCCTGAGAACAGACGAGATTGGTATCGAACGAGCCTTTGCCGAAGGATTGGCAGAACTAGCCCGCTTCTGTGAAGCCGGCTGGCAGCAAGAGGGCGGCGGAACGGTCGTACCGCGTCAAGTTTGGATCGATTCACGTTACAAACCAGAGCTAATTATGCAGTTCTTGAACACCGTTCCGCGCAATCGCTACCGACCCACGATGGGCAAAGGCAGCGGGCAATTCAGTCGGACGGTGTACCAGAAGCCCAAAACGCAGAGCAAAGAGATTCAATTCATCGGGGAAGAGTACCACATTGCTTGGCATCCCAGCTATTCGGCCCATATCGTCCACGTCAACGCCGATCACTGGAAAAGCTGGCTTCACGCGCGGATTATGACGCCACGTGGCGATGCTGAGTCGCCAGCGGCCGGTAGTTTCTCGATCTTCGAACCACGCGGCGGTGATAGGCACGTTCGCGAATATGCCCGCCATTTGACCAGCGAACACCGGGAGCAGACTTTCGAACAAGGCAAAGGGCAGGTCGTGAAGTGGGTTTGCGATTCGTCGGCCAATCACTGGCTTGACGCCACGGCTCTCTGCTGCGTCGCTGGGCACTTCTGTGGTGTGCGGATGAATAACCAATCACCAAGAGAGCAGGCAGCCCCACAAGAGCCATCCAAGCGTTTTGAGACGGCTGATGGAAGGCCGTTTCTGATTACCGAGAGAAACTAGGAGCAAGCGACATCATGGGGAAGCAGATGAACGGAAAGCCGAGAGTGATGGAAGTTCCGCCGCTGGAGGATTTGCCGCCAGTTGAGCAGGCGGAATCCATCGAGGAACCAACGGATTTGGAAGTAGCGAAGCCGCTCGTGAATGCTACGGTTTCGGTCCCGTTAGCAACGGTCAGCGGTTACATTGCAACGCATGTCGAGGTTCGCTTTCGTCACGGTGAAGGCCACATGGCCGAAACCCTGAAGCGTTTGCACGAGGGCCTGTATCAGTCGAGCGCGAAGATGGCTAACGGAACCCACATCAAGAGCCCGGCTGATGCGATTCGCTGGCTACTAGAACAAGTTGCCGCAGCCGGGTAAGATAGGCGGCGCGCAAACCAATCAGGAGCCGCCCATAATGCCAGACAAATCTTTCGATGCATGGCCAGTCTTTACCGTTTTGGGTGGCCTGCTGGCTATTGGTTCATTCTTGTCTGTTCGATGGGAGTATGTGCCAACGGCGATTGTCATTCTAGCAATCGCGGAATTGACTCGCGTCGTCACTCTCTGCCTAAAAGAGTTGATCGAACTGAACAAGAACAGGTAGCTTTCCGCCGAATCCGATTCCGGATAATCCGGATTGCATTCTCTTATTTCGCTTCGCTGCCATGCTTAGAGCATGAGCAGCCTAAGCGCAGCTAGTTCGTTCGACGACGTGCTTGATTCGTATCTGGAAAATGCCAGTTACGAGGAAGATGCGTCCACGTCTAAGGCTGCCGCATTCATCACGGCTTGCAGAATGCTGTTGCTGATGCCCAAACGCGCAGGGACTGGCGCACGGGCGACCATCGAAATGGACATTGAGCAAATCAGCTTGCAGCTAGAAGCCGCCCGCGATTACGTGGCCGGTAGTCCAGCGACCAGCGGCGACTCCCTTAGCCGCGGCGGTTCCCGTTCCTTCAGCTTCTCGGACTTCTACGGTTGAGCCGCCGCAAATCTGACAATACGGGGCTCGTCGCACTCCAAGATAGCTTCTCGGGAGCCCGCTCAGCGTACCGAATGGGGACGGAAAGCCGCTTTCGCCCGCGATTGCGTGGTGTCGACCGAACTGGCAGCGGTGCAGATTACCACTATCGCGACGAAAGCAAGTTCTATCTAGCGATGGAACAGGCCCGCGAGTACGACCGCAACGACCCCATTATCGGCCCCGGTGTCGGTCGTGTGCTGAATAATGTCTTGCAGGGCGGTTTTACGCTCGATGTTCAGACTGGCAACGACAAGCTCGACCAAGAGTTGACGCAACGCTGGAATGATTGGGCGCTTGAGCCCTTCAACTGCCATATCGAGCAAGAGTTCAATTTTGACCGCATTGCTGAGCTTGTTCTGCGTGCTGCACTGGTCGACGGGGATCACTTCGTACTGCCATTGCAAGAGGGTAGCTTGCAATGCGTTGAAGCCCATCGCGTGCGCACCCCTTCTAGCGATCGATCCAAGACCGTTCACGGCATCAAGCTCGACCCGAACGGCGTGCGAACGCAATACTGGATTACCAAAGAGGACTTAGGCACGCTGTCCCGGCCGAAAGTGCTGGCGGATATCGTTCCTTACGAAGCCTGGGACGGCGACAAGAAGCAGGTCTTGCAGGTCTACGATCCCAAGCGAACTAGCCAGCGGCGTGGAGTCTCTGCCTTCAACGGCATCGCAGACCTCGCTGGCATGTTCGACGATCTGCAATTTGCCACGCTCGTTAAAGCTCAGGTCGCAAGTTGCTTTGCCATCTTCCGCGAACTGTCTCCCGGTGGCGACTTAAACGCCCCAGGTCAAATCGGCAGCAACGAGAGCGACACTCGCCCCGATGGCACGACACGACTGATTGAAGGCATCGGCCCTGGAATGGAACTGTTCGGGCGCATGGGCGAGAAGCTGCAAGGCTTCGCCCCTAATATCCCCAACGCCGAATTCTTCCCGCATTCGATGCTGATTCTGACCATCATTGCCATCAATCTCGGCGTGCCGGTCGCTGTGCTGCTGCTCGATCCAACGAAAACCAACTTCTCTGGCTGGCGTGGTGCGATCGATGAAGCTCGCAAGGGTTTCCGCCGCATTCAGAAATGGCTACGCGAATCGCTGCATGAGCCCGTGTACGAGTGGAAACTTCGGCAGTGGATCGCTCAAGACCCATCACTAGGGCGTGCCAGACGTGGTGTGAATCTGTTTGGCTATCGCTGGAACACGCCAACCTGGTCTTACATCGAACCGCAAAAAGACATTGCTGCCAATGCTCTCGAAATTCGCACGATGCAGACCAGCCCCCGCCGCTCTGCTGCCGCGCGTGGATTGATCTTTGAGGAAATGCTAGCCGAGTTGGTGGAAGACAACGTGATGGCTATTCGGCTCGCCAAAACGGCAGCGAAAGCGATCAACAAGGAATTCTCCGACGACGATAGCCCGGTCAATTGGATGCAGTGCCTAGCACTCCCGATGCCGGATGGCGTTTCTCTCAATGTGCCCATGAATCAAGAACCCGAAACACCTGAACCCGCGCCGGTGAACGATGGAAAGTAACATCGCAATTCCGCACCTGCACCAGTTCTTCGGGGTGTGGGCTATTTACGAGCAGCACGGCGAAGCCCTGTATTCGCTGGCCACCGGACTCGATTTAAGTATTCACCTGCAAAGCCCCCAGGCCGCTGCCGCGCGTGAGCGTGGGGCGAATCCTGCTGTTCCGTATGTGACCTCTGATGGCATTGCCGTTATCGAGATGGACGGCGCTCTCCAAAAACAAGAGAGCAGCTTGGGTGGAACTTCCACGGTCGGACTGCGCAAACAGATTCGGGCGGTTGTGAAAAGCGATGCGATTAAAGCCATCATGCTCAAGATCGATTCCCCTGGCGGAACAGCAGCCGGCACGATGGAACTGGCTGACGAAATCTTCAACGCCCGCAAGCATAAGCCGGTTTGGACTTACTTCGAAGACCTTGGCGCGTCGGCTGCTTACTGGGCTGGAAGCCAAGCAGACCACGTATTAGCCAACGCTTCGGCCCTGGTCGGTTCAATCGGCACTTACATGACTGTGCGCGATACATCGCAGGCCCATGCAGCGGCCGGAATCAAGGTCCACGTTATTCGTGCTGGCGACTTCAAGGGCGTGGGAACAAATGGAACGGAAGTCACCCCTGAACAGCTTGACGAATTACAAGCGATGGTCAACGAGGTGAACAGTCACTTTATCTCGGGCGTGGTTCGCGGTCGCAAGATGACCAGCGAGCAAGTTCAGCTATTGGCCGATGGTCGCATACACCCAAGCAGCAAAGCACAACAACTTGGCTTGATTGATGGCGTCTCTTCGTTTGATGACGCTTTAACTCAGCTTTCCAGTTCTTTACTAAGGAGACAGAGAATGTCGGATGCAGCCACCCCAGAACGGAAAGCCGCCACGGTCAATGAGATCAAGGCCGGCTGCCCAGGTGCAACTGATTCTTTCATTGTCGCACAGCTTGGTCGCGGCGCAACATTGGCCGAATCCCAAGGCGATTGGCTCAAGCAGCTTGCCGAAGACAATGCCGAACTCCAAGCGAAGTTGACCGAAGCCACCGCGAAAGCAGACTCGCTCGAAGCCGCTTCGAAAGCAACTCCCCCTGTCGCCAATGTTGCGCCCGGCGTTGCTCCCGTGGCTGCCAGTGCGAGCGATGCGGCTTACGACAACCCCAAAGCCAAGTGGGATGAAGAAATTGGCGCGAAGGTCAAGGCGGGCATTCCTCGCCAGCGTGCTGTTCAGATGGTCAACCGCGAAAACCCAGGGCTGCGTGAGGCGATGTTGTCGCAACTCAGCTAAGGGATTCGCTTTCCAAAAACAAACACCTATTCTCAGGAGATTTGATTATGGCTGGTTATGTTGAAACCGCCTGCCGACAGTTCCCGGCTGGTGCTGCCATCGCGCAGTATTTGCGAGTGAAGTACGCTTCCAGTGTGCTGGCCACTGCCAGTTCGACGGAGCAAGAAGTTGGCACGATGGAAGTTGCCAGCTTTGCCTCTGGTGATGTTGTGTCGGTGCGGCTGCGCACTGCTCAAGGGACTTGCAAGATGGTAGCCAGCGAAGCGATTACCGCTTGTGCCCCCATCTATGCTGCCGCCAGTGGTAAGGTGGCATCGAGCGGAACTGTCCTCATTGGATACGCAATTACGGCCGCCTCCGGCGATGGAAGCGTGATTGAAGTTCTGCGACGCCAAGAAAGCTCGGACGCAGCGTCACAGACCGGCACTTCGGCTGCATCGTTCACTGTCGATGATGATGCGACGACTCCAAAGATTCAGCTTGCAGGTCAGGCTGGCGGCACTGGTGACTACACGACTATTCTTGTCCCTGAAAGCACCCTCTCGGCAGACAACACGATCATCGTTCCGGAAGCGGACGGTGATACGTTGGTTGCCGTGGCTCTCGCTCAAACCTTGACCAACAAGACGCTGACTTCGGCCGTCTTGAACGGTTTGACGAAGATGCAAAACACCGTCACTCCGGTAGCTGCTGCCGGTTCAGCGGTTGGCGATGCTGCTGCCCTGGCTTCTACCTTCGTGAACCACATCACGAGCGACAGTGCGGCCAAGGGCGTAAAGCTGCCGACGACTGCCCAGAACCATTGGGGCATTGTAATCAACAATTCGTCGACCGCTGCGGAGTTCTATGCAGCATCCGGCGGAACCGTCAATGGTTTGTCGGCTGATGCTTCGGTCGTCATTCCTGCCAGTAAGGGCCTGCTGTGGTTCGCCACGGCTGCCAACACGATCATCGCTTTCGATATGCCGGCGAAGGCAACCGCTTCTTAGTAAACCCATGAGTCGCCGGGGGTGGATACGGCCGTTGAAACCCCCGGTTTTTCCAATTCACGTTTCTTGACTCATGGGAGATCAAGGAACGAAAAATGCCTTCACCTTCCGCCTCGCTGGCAACTCAGCGTCCAGATTTGGCCGCGAGCTTCATGGAGTACGATTTGGAAGCCGACGCTCGGGGATACATTTCCTCCCGCGTGCTTCCTGTGGCCGAAGTCGGTATGCAAGCCGGCACATTCGGCAAGATTCCCCTGGAGCAACTGCTTCAAACCCGCGACACTGCCCGCGCCCCTGGCTCGGGTTACTCTCGCGGTAAGTTCACCTTCACTTCGTCCAGCTATGCGACAATGGAGCATGGTGCGGAAGAACCGATTGACGACCGCGAAGCCAAGATGTATCGCGAATACTTCGACGCTGAAATGGTGTCATCGGCCCGCGCCTACTCGGCTGTGTTGCGTAACGCTGAAATCCGCGTCGCAACCGCCGTTTTCAATGCTTCGACCTGGACTGGCAGCAGTCTCGCAACGTCCATCACCAATGAGTGGGACGACCTCTCCAACGCCACGCCACTTACCGATGTGGAAGCGGCGGTGCGTAAGGTCTACGACGGCAGCGGACTGTGGCCTAATGCCTTGATTATCAATCGCAAGGTGTTCCGTAACTTGCGGAACTGCACGCAGGTCATCGACCGCATTACCGCCTCTGGTGCTGGCAGTCCTGCCAAAGCCTCTGACGTTACCGTGGCGATGCTCGCTGCGGCGTTTGACCTTGAGAACATCATCGTGGCCGGTGTTTCCAAGAACACTGCCGACGAAGGCTTGACCGCCAGCATTTCTCAAATCTGGTCGGACGAATACGCGATGGTTTGCAAGATCGCCACCAGCCAGGACTTCCGCGAGCCGTGCATTGGCCGCACGTTCCATTGGGGCGAAGATGGTTCGCAAATTGGCGGCACCTTCGAAAGCTATCGCGACGAAACGATTCGCGGCGACGTGATTCGTGTTCGCCACGATGTCGACGAACTGATTCTGTATCCAGAAGCCGGGCACCTGTTGGCCAATATCACGACCTAACAGGCGGTTAGTATGTCTCGCTTCGATTCCCTGTTCAGCCGCTTCGCCGGCCCGCTGCTCTCTCGGCAGTTGGGCCGGCAAGGCTGCGCATCAATCGTTCGCTTAGTTCGCGGCATGAGCGATGCCAGAGAAACGGTCGAAGGGTGCATTGTCATTCGCGACAACGGCGAAGCGGCACGATTGGCTGCTGATTCGGGCTTTATCAGCGATGCGGAAGGGGAACGGGAAGTCGAGCTTGCGATTCTGGAAATCCCTGTCGCTCTCGAAATTGATACCCGCGATACCTGGGTTTTCGACGGCGAAGTTTGGCAAGCGAAGGGCGTCGCGAAAGGGCGCGATGCTGCTTTCAAAACTCTGGTTGTGCAGTTCATTACTCGCGACTCAGCCGGACCTATGCAAACGAGAAGGCGATAAATGCCGGTCACTCCCACCAGTTCGATTTCGTTACCCGTGCAATATGCGGCGAACTTGCTCGCCAGCAGCGCGACGTTTCGAACGCTGGTAGGTGCTGCCGACGCGACAGAAGCGAAAGAGCATATCTACTTCGGAAACACAATCGACTTCCTTGATGACGTAACAAAGGAGATCGTTTGCGCTCGTCCCCGTGCAATCGTCTATCCGGACGAAGGGCAGGAGGATGAGGCGATGGGGCCCGGCGAGTGGCTGCAAACCAACCGCGTGGCTCTCGAATTGGAGCTGGTGATTCCAGACGATTACCTCATTGATTGGAACGTCGACCTGGCCGCCACTCAGAAGCAAAAGAAACGCGATGCGAATTTGTGGCTGTGGAACAAGCTCGGGGAAATCAAGGAAGAAATGAAGACGGGCAGGGGATCGAGCGACGGGGCAGGTGGGCTCTATCTGAACGCGGTCAAGTTCACGATGGAAGCCGGGCCGATTCCGCCACGCACCGACTCGGGAGAAACCTGGGGCGCTGTCCGCTTTTCCCTGTCGTGGGTTTAGGTATGGCTAAACAAAGATGGACTCCGCAAATCGAATTCGTGCTGACGATTCCAACACGCGCGGAGGACATGGTTCAGCGGGTTCACAACAAGATTGCGAAGGCAGCACTCAAGCACATTATTGTGCTGCACCATTTACGAAACATTCCACGGCATTTCAAACGCGATGCGAGAAGTCGATACGGATACGCTCCGCGAAACCCGAAATACATTCGCTACAAGCAGCGGCGATACGGGCAAGGCGGGATGGACTTAGTGAAAACCGGGGCTTCCCGCACGAGCATGTTGGCGACCCCGCCGAAGATTCGGATGAGTGGCGCGGCGGAAGGTGGCAAGAAAGGCTTGAGCGGAACACTGTGGTTGCGGTTTGCATTCAAAGGCGGCAGCGGTCGATTCCGCGCCCAAGGGACAAAGCAGGAAGCTGTTATCAAACGATTGATCGATGAAGTTCGCCGCGTGCTGCCATCGGAAGGGCATGAGTTGGCGGTCGATATGTTGCGGGAATACATGCGGCAAGTCGCGGCGCTACCGAAGAAACAACGTCGCCGGAAAGTCACCATTTAAGGAAAGTTGACATGGCCACGAATCAATACAACATGTATTCGGCGTCGTTTGTTTATGCCGGCCCAACAACACTTACCCTGACCCAGTTGCGCTCGCAGAGTATCCAGATTGGCGCGAACAAGACCACGGTGAAGGGTGCAGGTGCGCTCGATCCTGGTGCGATCTATACGGGTACTATCGACCCCCGATTCTCGCTCTCCACTCGCGACTTGAATAGCATTCTCGGGGCTGTCTCGCTGACGACTGGACTGAATTGCACGGGCGGTGGCACACTTCGCTTTCAGAAACGTGAGCAGGCCGCTGCCTATGCGTCTGGTTCTGACCATGAAACAATCAGCACGACGAAAGGCTTCCTCTGCCTCGATTCGTTCGGCGTCGACCGCGATTCAGTCGAAGGCGGTGAAGCGTCGCTGATGTACGTTCCGCTCTATGATGGAACGAACGCGATTCTGGTTCAGAATACTGGCGTCTCATTCTCTGGCGTTACTGCCCCGGCTGCTGTCTCTGCTTACTATCTTGGTCCTGTCTATCACAACGGCACGCAACTGGCTGGCTTGATTAGCTCCCGCGTGCGCACGGGGATCAACTTCCAGACGCGGCGAACCGATGGCGACGTAGCTCCACAAGATGGCTTCATTGCCGCGCGCGATCCAATGATCGAATTGACCTTCTCGAAAGTCGATCTAGGTTCCACGCTCTCGCTGTTCGGTACTGCTGCTGCTGGCAATATCGACGTTTACTATCTGCGGGGCACGGTTGGCGGGCGACTCGCAACAGGCAGCGGCGACCTGCATTGCAAGATCACCGCAGCCGCGAGCGCGATGGGCTCCGATACGTTCGAAGTCACCGGCGAAGACAACGCCACAGTAACAGCCACGGTGCGCGTAACGGGCACCCTTGCTCTCGATCTCACTGCGAACTTGCCATAAAGCTAGGAACGTATCATGGCGATTGATCTGGATAGCGGCTCCGGCCTGTTTGATCGGCTCGGCAAGCTCAAGTATTTGCTGAACTTAATCAATACCAATATCGGCAACGAATCGACGGGATGGCCGAAAGAATTAAACGACGCCCTGGCGGAATACGACGCTGGCAGTAATGCCGTGCGCGATACGGTGCGTGATTTGATTCCCGCCCTGACTCAAGCACAACAGGGGAGCAGCGTTCTGAAAGACGCGATCCGCATTGCCGCACGAAACACGCTGATCGTAATGGCCAACGCGGACGATCCGCTTCCCGAGTTGACGGTTGAAGCTGCTCTCGATGTGCTGATTCAGCAAATGCTGGACGCGAACGAAACGATTGACGCGAGCGAACCGACAATTGATTTTCTGATTACCGGGCAGACGCAAGGCGATATCACGGGGGCGACGGCAGCCAACCCGGTGGAAATTACTGACGGCAGCCACGGCCTAGTGGATGGGGATGTTATTTCCATCTTCAACGTGGTGGGCATGACGGAAATCAACAATCGGCGGTACACGGTAAACCAGACCGGAGCCGGCACGTTCGAATTGATCGGCGTGAACGGCTCTGGATACACAACCTACGGCAGCGGTGGTGTGTGGAAGAAAAACACTGGCTCGGGAGTTATAGTTACCAGTGTTCTTGATGGACGCGGTCGGTCGCAAGAAAATGTATTGGCCGAAGATATCGTCGTCACCTGTACCGAATCCAGCAGTTCCGGAGCCGAACAATTTGAGGCGGCTGGCGAATTAGTAGCCCCCGGCAAGCTCGACTTCCTCTGGCCAGCCGGAAGCGGAACAAATCAAACACTCTCGACGGTTGCTGCCGATGGTTCGAACCTGCTGACCAATGGCGACTTCGAAACCTTCACGGTCACTAACACGCCAACTAGCTGGACGCTCGACACGGGCGCGGCAACGGCCGACTTCCTGGAAGAGAACAGCGAGATTCTGCGCGGAACTTCCAGCCTGGAAATTGATGGCGACGGTTCCACGCTGGCGGCAATCTCACAAACGCTCGCTGGACTCACCAGTCGCACGCCCTATGCGTTCAATCTTTGGGCGAAGATCGATGTAACCCCAGCCGCCGGCGTGCTGGTAGTGGACCTCTACGATGGCTCAGCGGTCATCAATGACGACGCTGGCAATGCGAATAGTCTGACAATCCCGCTCACCACACATGGTCTGTACTGGGTTCCGCACTATGCCGTATTCCGGTTGCCAGAGCCCATCCCAGACACCGTTACGCTGCGTATTCGGCTTTCCACGGCCTTGAGCAATACCAGCAGCGTTTTTATCGACGAAGCCTGCTTTGTCGAAGCCACGCAGCTATATGCGGGCTCTGGGCCTTATGTGGCCATCTTCGCCGGTGCTGATGACTTCGCGCTCGAGGATGAGTTCCTGGTGCAAGTGGTCAACGCTCGGGCCGGTGCCTTGCAAGAAATGTGCGATCAGTTCTTTGACACGGCCGAAGCTGGGTTACTTATCCCCAGTGCGACGGGCGCTGCAGAAACCATTGCCGATTCTCTGATTGGATAATATGAATCCTTTGATTTACATTCCCGGCCAGGCGATTCGCAGCGATGACACGCTGAAGGGACTGGGGCTTGGTTCGCTGCTCGATCCTGATGTTTCGCCGCTCTGGGCTGATGTTCACGCCAATGGACCGGACGGCGGGCGTGGCTTGCTCGTATTCTTCGACTGTCCCCACACTCCCCGCACTAGTTCGCCCACGGGCTTGAATCTGGAGGCTCAGGTTTGGCACGAAGCGGCGAAGTCTCAGGAGTTACCGCGTGGCCGGTTTTGGATCGGCTGGGATAAAGCCAATCCGCCCACGCCACAAGACTTGAGGAAAAGTAAAGCGACCCCCGGCGAACTGGTGGAACTGCTCGACAATCGCGAATGGGAAGTTGCTGTCGCTTCGTTCGTTCCCCATCGGCGCGGGATCGACGTGGAAACGGGTGAAGAGATTCGGTTGCCCCAATCGCAGTTTGCCCCCTATGTCGACCAATGCCGATTCTGGGAAGCGTTCTTTAATGAGAGCGACCAGACGCCCGAAGATTTAGTCGACACGCTACTGACGCTCCCCGGTGGGATGCGGTTCGCGGTCGATGCTCTCGCCATGAATTACCGGATTACAACCGAACTAGCGGACGGACTTGAATTGCTTGGGGATCGGCAGGTCTTCGATATCATCCTGGCCGCAATTGGTGTCACGACGATGGCCGGAATTGAGCGCGAAAAAAAAACTACCTGATTTCGACCCACTGGCGATGGATTCGTGCGAAGCGGTGGGCACGCGGGCTGCTTAAAGATTATCAGCCCGATCAGATCGATTATTACCTGCTGACTCGCGACCTGGTGTAGCCATGCCCGTTGAAGATAGCGTCAAAATCAAGATGACCGGCGAAGATGCCGGCGCTATCGCTGCTTGGAAAGAGGCGGCGAAAGGTCCAGAAAAGGTCGCTGATGCAATGGAGAAGATGGGCCGCAAAGGTAAGGCGGCGAACGATTCTCTGGGGGCGTCTCTCGAAGCGACCTTTGCCAAGTTTGCGACCGGGGCTGGCATGATTGGACTCGCGCAAAAGGCGCTCGAGTTCTACATGGAAACCAATCGCCGTTTCGTTCAAGAGGGCAAAGAAGCTACCAAAACAATCGACGAGAGCTTTCGGCGTTTTCAGATTGTGGCCGATCTGCGCACGTCGGGAATGAGTGCTTCGACTGCCAAAGCGTCGATCAGCAAGTCGGCAATCGGGGCTTCTGTTCCCTTTAACTTCGCATCGGCAGCCGCTGGCCAAGCCACTGGCAGCGGGTTCGGTACGAAAGACGTATTGCAACGCGGCGGGCTGGATTCCTTGCTGCAATTCGCAGTCGCTTCCGGCACGGCGAACGAAGACCCAAACGAGCAAGTTAAGTCAATCGCTCTGGCCATGAACGCAATGGGCGTGGAACTGACACCGGAAAACATGCGGAAGGTTCTAGTCGCTGTCCAGCAGCAATCGAAGGTGGGAAATATGGGAGCCAGTTCGCTCCCCTTGCTCGCCCGCGAGGCTTCGCAAATCAAGAACTTCGGCAACATGAAATGGCAGGATTCGATTGCCGTCATGTCGCTGCTGCAAGATACGCTCAGCCCTGAGAAGGCAGCCTCTTCCTTCCGTGGAACGGTTTCCGATCTGGCCACACTCGGCAACGACCCAAAGAAAGTGAAGGCGCTTTCTCGGGCTGGGCTCAAGCCGGGTCAGGTGGACTTGCAGGGCGAAACACTCCCGCAAGTTCTCGATACGCTGCATGGTGCAATGGGAAAAATGAGCGCGTCAGAGAAGATTCTCTTTCTCGATACGATCATCAAGCAAGAGTCGATGCCAGGTTTCATGGCTCTGGCTGATCCGAAGAACCGCGCGAAGCTCGCAGCCTCTTACGGTGTGATGGTTAACGAGGCGGGATTCATGGAAGACTTTCGCACGGGTTCAAGCGGCCCAGCCGCTGAAATGCGACGGAATGAAACGCGGCGAATGGTCGCGATGGACAAACGTGGATTCGGGTCCGTAGCTGTCGCCAATGACGCGATGGCAGCAGCATCGATTGAAGCTGGCGAAGCTCCCACCGTGACAGCGGCGAAAGAGATCGTAGCAGAACAACTGGCTGGGGCTGGCGTGCGTGGTAATTCGGCAGCCCGTACAGCAAACTCTGGTATCAATCTGGGGCTGGGCGCATCCGGCGGACTCGGGGCCATGCTCTTTAACTTCGTATTCAAAGACGAAGACAATCGGGCCATGCCAGTGGAACAGCGCGGCAAGGCAATTGAGGATCAATCCCGATGAGTATCCGCTTTGCTGGCCTGCTAGTTCCTGGGATCGTGCAACCGTTCCCGCGTCCTTCTCGCGAAATTCAAGTGAGTCGTCAGCACTTCTTTGGAGTGAAGGGCGAATCCGAAATTCGCGGCGAGACGGGAGGGCGAACATTTCAATTCCCGATGCTCGTCTACAGCGAGTTCAATCTATTCCCGACGCGAGAATCGCTGCTCCGTTTCTTCGCACTCCAGATCGGACAGAAAGTAAACCGCAACGGCCTATTGTCGTTTATTAACGATAGTGGGCCACAAGAAGATTATCCGGAATGCACGTTAGATTTCGCCGTCATTCGTCCGCCAGGCGTTTTGCATGACGTGGCTGGCACGCTCGGCGGCAAGTATTTCTGCGAAGCCGATTTCACTTTCAGGCAACTCTAAATGTCTCGTTCGCGCATAGCGGCAATCTGGCAAGTCTATATCGACGGCGTGGTGGATCAGACCGCGCGAGTGTTGAGTGTAGAAGAATCGCTCGGCGGCAAGAGCCTGGACAATGCAGTTGTCGAGATTGACCCGTCTGCATTACAGCAGAGAGGGATTGCACTCAAAACCAAGCCGAACATGGCGAGCGAGATTGTGATTAGCTCGCACTTCGAAGGCAAGAACTTCACCCGGCACTGGGGGAAAATCTCCCAGATCGAGCCCCACGTTGATCCGACCGGATTGCGATGGCGGATTACCAGCCGCATGGAACCGTTCCATTTTAGCACGCCACTCGACGGCGTGATTATGAAAGAACCTGTCAGCAAGCAATACGTAAAGACGAATCGCAATCTGGTTTTCAACCCGACCATCGACGGCGCGAACGAGCCGAATTGCAGCTATGCGGAACCGACATTGCAGGATGCGAATTACTTTATCGATCCTGAATCGGTGCGCACTCCTTCGGCTTTGAAGCTCCACGGCAATAAAGCCCCGGTTTTCTGGACGCTGGCGAAGGCGGTGTACTATCTCTGTAAATGGCTGAATCGTGACGAATTCTACGTCAAGAACCCGACGTATGAGGAATTGAAAGCGGTTTTCAATGACGACCATGGCGAAGAGAACGATACCGACGTTCACAAGCTCCGTAATGTGACCATGCCCTTTGGCGCGTATCTTTCGCAGTGCCTGGACCGGCTGCTAGTTCCGCTCGGCTACCTGTGGCACATCGACAAGAATTCCGGGCTCAATAATAAGTTCGGATTCGTCAGAAAGGGAACTGGCGGGCGGGCTCTGCGCGTCAAGCACCAGGCCCCGGGAAGTTCCTTCGATAACAAATCATCGGAAGCCAGTAACATTTCGCTGCGGTACGGTCTGACTAATCTGGCGAATCACGTCTGGCTGTTTGGCTCGGCGGAGCGTGTCGAGTTCACATGCGAATGCGTGCGGACCTGGAGCGCCGACAAGGACAGTTTGACAGCCGAACAATTGCATATTGGCTCCGAGGACTTTGAAGCGAATGAGAACGTCTATCGCAAGTGGGTGATTGATACCGCTGGGGATTACACAGAAACCAGACAAGAGAACAAAGACCAACGCTTCAAGCTTGACGATCTCTTTGGCTATCCCGATCAGGTGCCCGGCCGGCGGAAGCTGGGGCCGACATTGACGCTCGGCGCGGACGGCGGGCCGGTGGGAAACATTCAAGGGGTGTATGTCGAGTATTCGAACCCGAACTACGTTGCTGACGGGGAGGAACCCGAATGGCTGCCTATCGGTAATTGGGGTTGCGCCCTCATGGAAAAGGAAGCGGGCGTTTACTTCCGTGGCGATGAAGTTCCGGAAGAGATATTGAACCAGGGAACGAACGCCAAGATTCGCATTACCGCCACACTCGAAAGCGATCTGCGGGTTTTCACTGATACCCAGAAGCTCGGCACTTCCGTTAATGGCGATGACGTTTGGCTCGCTCTCGACATGGCGGATAGATTCCTGTTCTTGCGACAGATCGGTTTCGGAACTTACAAGAGCCGATTTTATGATGATGTGCTAGGCAAGGTTCGCGAGGCTAATACCGGCAGCGATAAAAACATCATGGAGGAATTTGGGGAGACGCTGCGCAACACCTACGACGCTGCGGAAATCAGCGGCCCGATTGTGTTACATGGGTGCGACTACGATTTCAAGCTTGGGGATCGGATTATTGCCATTGATGGGCTGAAATTGGAACTGCTCTGCAATCCGGCCAGCTACCCGCTCCAATATCCGCAAGTGGCTGCGATCACTTACGAACCGCAGACGCAAACCACGACACTCCAGCTTGAGCGATTCCAAACCGATGTGACTCCGCCAGAAGTCAGGCAGCAGGCACGGAGGCGGAAGCGATGAGCGAATGGGAATATCAACAACCGCGAGTCAGCTATGGCGACGATCAGCCAGATAGCAGTTCCCGTCTGATTCGGTTCGAACTGACGGCGGCGCTCACTCGTGGCGGCTCGGCCGCTGCGAAGCCGCTCCGCTGGAATGGCAGCGAAGTTGAATTAGGGTCCATCTCGCTTGGCTCTGTGTACGACGTGCTGGCGAATTACAAAGCGCCTAGCGGAACGCAGGGCTGGTGTAAGTGGTCAGGCGATTCCAAGCATTACGAGATCGTCAAGCTGGCGATGTTCGGACGCATTAAGGGTTCTAGTGTTGGGGCCGTAGCGGGCGCGGCAACTTTCACCATCGACGGGATTAGCGTGCTGTGCGGCGTCGATCCGCGCACCGATCCGACCAGCAGTAGCGAAACGGTCACCGTGCAAAACGATTTGGGCGAACATTCCGACGACGACGCGGCGACGTGGGCAGAATATGACGAGGAGACAGGGCTTTGGCACGTTTATAAGTTCAACTCGATTTGCCCGCCCTAATATCATGGCCAAGAAAAAAATTGCCGGTTGCGGTTGCTGCGGTAGCACTTGCGGTGGCTTTTGCTCCGAAGGCACTAGCCCGCCAGAGGACTACAACCTGATCGTTCCCGCTGGCACGTTCTATTCTGCCCTGGGCGAGTTCGATTGCGACGAAACGCAATGCTCTGACCGCACGGGCACCTTTCCGCTAACGAAGGTCGCCTACAATCATCAAGTCGATTGCGGGGGAACGCCGACCTACATTGGCTTAAGCGGTGCAGAGTCTTTGCCGACTCTCTGCCTGTACATCAGCGAGCCATTTGATATATGCTCGATCTATGTCTACACAAGTGAATTCGACCCGCCGACTCTTGTGACGAATACTTACTACTGGGTGGCGCAACTCGACGGCGATGCCTCGACCGCAACGGTTTACTTTCGCGAATGGTGTACTGGTTTCGACAATTATCAGGTTTGGCGGAAGGAAATTGAGTCGCCGCACGATTGCGGAACGGACATTGAGAATATCGAACGCTACGCATTTGGCGACCTTGACCCACCAGAAGGCTGCTTGATTGACGACACGAAGGAACTGACGCTGGAGATCCCGCCTTGAGCAACTACCAGCCCGACCCGGCAAAGCCAGGCGTTTACCGCTGCACAAAATGCGGCCACGGCGTGCGGACGAATGCCCCGGAAACCATCCACGGTTGCCGCTGTGCGTTTCCAGTGCGGGATGAGCTATTGGAGCGGGCTGGTATTCTGACGCCCTGCGTGCATCTAGGAGAGCCTACGGGCGAAGTTGTGGCGGGTTGCGGGTGTACGGTGCCAGCTTGGCAGAAAGAATACCACGGCTGCGCGGTGCACGGCTCGTGCGTGCTGCTGGAATTGTCGAAGCGACCGGGCGTGCGGAATTGTGAAACGTGCCTAGATGATCCAGCCCGTAAGATCAGCCCCTAGCCCGCTGCTGCTCGATGCGTTGGGCGAAGTCAATTGCCGCCATAAACACCACACGCATTGTCCATTTGCTTGGCGAACTCCATTGCCTGAGCAAGCACCGACCAACTTTCGTCACGCACATACCAGACGTATGGCTCTGGTTCAAATCGAATTCCGTAAATATCGCGAACCTTCGCAACAGCAATTCCCTTGTGAAAAAAGGTTACGCAATCCGTCCCGTTGTATTCAGCGTTCGCTGGCAGGTTCGCTTCAACCCACTGGTGTAGAGTCATCCTGTTTACGTCGCTCATTGGACTGGCTCCGAATCACCGTTGACTATCGCTGGCACGCTATACTTTAGCGACAATCCACGCTTCGATAACTTGTCTTTTATTTCCTTCAGTGCCAATATTCCAAGATTCTTCCAGCCTACAAGCTCATCTTCTCGCTTGGCTGTTAGTTGTTCGACAGTGTAGATTTCTTGTCTTAATAGTGCCTTAGATGCGCGACCGGATAGCCCCAATGTCTGAAGCGGAGTTTCGCTTGCCGGTTCATCTTTTAGTTGCGGCTTAAACTCTCCGCACCAGTGCATACTCTCTGTCACGACAGGCTCACCGCAGCAATCTTCATCTGGATGTCTTGTTGGCGGGTATCGATGGCAGTATCCGTAGCCATTATCGCCCACTTCAAAGAAGTAGCACCTGCCACACGATTCGCCGTTTGGGCCGATGATTGTTGACATCCCCCCCCTCCCCTCCCGTCTGGGTTTAAGTGCGTGCTGATTATAACATGCCTCCCCACACTCCGCCCTGGGGGCGAGGGGTTACGGGTGCTGTTTAAGAATGACACCGATTGCTTCCAGGCACTTATTGCATAGGTGGTTATGGCAATCGGAAAGCGGCTTGAACTGCATTCGGCTGGAAGTCGAACTAAGGAAATTGATTCCATTGCCTTGGCTGTTATCTGCAATCGGCTCTCGACACAGATTGCAGGTGTATTCCGTCTTGGTGGTCATTCCGTTTTCTCCTCGTGCGGGGTGGCTGACTCTAACTCATGCACCTTTTTGGTAAGTCGTTCGATTTCGTGCTTTGCATCCCTAAGTTTGAGTTGCCGCCTGTTTTCTGCTGCTTCTCGCAGTCCAGCTTCATAACCCTCAAGTCGCTCGATCTCACGGTTTATTGAGGAGAAACAGTCCGACAAACATTCTCCGCGCACGGAGTGCGTACACGGTGTTTCGTCGCTCCTCTCAAACTTCTCAATCATTTCTTTTTGCACGCGAAGCAATGCTCTAAGGCCATGCGCCTTCACATCCGCTTCTCGTAACTGGTCCTGATAGTATCTTGCATCGCTTCGCCAGTCGTCGCTTCCGTCTGTATCGCCGAACATTAGTCTTTGTCCTTATTTCTGATGAATTGCCATCTTCACTCACTCCCCGGTACGGGAAACTGGGATACCAATGCCCTGAGTCTATCACGGCATCGGCGGAAAACACCTTCATCGCCCCATTGTTCTGCCAAGCCATCCATCAGCATGAGAACGCTGGCAACTTCGTTACGGGTTGTCTCCACTTCCGCCCGCAGTGCTTCGTTCGCGGCAAGCACCGCAGTTAAGTCATCAATGAACGGCTTCTGTTTCTGGTCGCCGTAGTCTCGAATCCAGGCGGTTAGGCGGCTGATAGCTTCTTCCAGGTCTGTCATGCTCATTCCTCCCTTGTGTTTCGTCCGCCGTGGGGGTTAGGTCGTTACGCCCGTAGCTCAAATAAAAAGCCCTGCTCTACTGCTTTTCGATTCCACTTGGCAGGGCTTTGAAACATTTCGATTCGCTCGCAGTTGACCATCTTGCCCCAGAGGTCGTCGGTGTTTATCTGGTCTGCTGTACGCGGTCCGTTCTGAGCCGCATTGGTCGAATCGCAACTTGCAAATGGGTAGGTCGTCACGATCTTGCTATTGAGCATTCGCAGCCCGTGGACCTTCGTTCGCGGGAAACCATCCTCATCGCACAGCACGTCGAAAACATCATTCATCCGGTTCCACCAATCGCCCACGCCGGGAGTTGGCCACTGTCCAGAACTGCCGATTGCCACCCGTGGATAGCGGTCCCGATACATTTCCAGCCGAGCAAATGATTCGTGCAAGTGCCACACAGGGCAGCCTTCAATTCGGATGGGGTGGTAGGCTTTCTTATCCCAGAGGCTAATCAGGTCCGCGTTGTCTTTTTCGCTTCCATCAATCACGTCGGGAATCAGTGCCCACTCGAAGCGCGGATGGCGAGCGAAGCCAGCACACCATTTGATGTAATCATTCCAGTTCGGCTGCTCGCCATTGGTCCAGAAAGAGAACGCTGAATTGTCCACGATCACACCGCGAGCATTGCAAAGCGACATTTCCAAATCCTCTGGACGCTTCCAGGGAATGAGTACGAATCGACCGCGCACGAACGCCGGTCCGTCGAATCGCTTTCCGCCCAAAGGTGTTCCGTGGTAGTGCTTCATGCTGCCAGCGAACCCTTTCCGCATTCAACGGTTACGACCGTATTGGTGTTTGCTCCGTGCATTCCGGTTACGATCAACTCACCGTCAAGAAGATAAGACGCCAGCAATTCAGCCAGCTTCTCTTGGTACATTTCCTTGCCGCGAACCGCATCACAAGCCAATTGAAAATCCTCGGCAGTGATAAACACCGTTGGGCGATAGGTGACTTGGTAATAGTCCCAGCATCCAAACGGGCATGTCGCGTGAATCGTGGTTGTGTGTGATATGATCATCGGTCGCAATTCCTTTCCTTCGGGGGTTAGGTCGTTTGTTCGGGGGTCAAGCGGGAGAGTCAACCAGCAGTTCAGCCGGTAACTTCTCAAGGTCCGCTTTGGCAATCGTCGTCAGCAGTTCATAAGCCCATGCTGCTGCGATACAGCCATTGTTCTTGGCAAGTTGAAGCAAATCGGAAAGCATTGTCTCAACACCGATTGCCCGTTCGTCCCGCTCCATGTGCTTGGTCGAGTCGGTCTTAAACTGTGCCAGTGCGGTCACAGCGTCGTTGAATTCGTAGGTGCCAAGCTCTGGCATTCGCTCCTCCCTAGTTGCGTAAATCCTCTCGTGGCACTCATGGCAGATCGTTCCGCCACCGTCTGGGTGCGATGGCAATGCGAAGTTCTTTTCTTCGGAACCGCATCGCCAGCACTCTAGGTCTTGTTTCGCGTCCATCATCAGTCCTTCTCGGGCAGGGGGAGGGAGAGGGTTTGCCAGCCGTCGTTTGCGTCTCTGTCAGAGCGGCAAACGAATCCGATGGAATTTGCCAAGCCGTCCTCACTAAAGACATCAATCACGATTCCGTGCCGCATTTCCTTGGCTCTTAGTTCCACCGTCACGGTGCGCGGGGCGGGAGGCGGTGGCGGGACGTTGATGATGTCACACCCTTCGCTTCTAGCGCCGTCCTCTCGACATCGAACGAATAGCTCGCTGTCTGGTTCGTAGCACACACGAGTATTCCCCAGGCGGTCGCGCGGGATTGCGCCAAGATGGATCAGCGGTTCATTCTCTTCGGTTTGTACAGGCTTACCCCAGTCGAGTGCGGGGGCGACTGTGGGGGCGAGCGGGATGAGGTCAAGTTCGTAAGTTCCGCTGTCGTAATATCGTCCGCTTGAATTCCAGCAGCAGATATGCCACCGACTGTCCTTGAAATATTCGCCAATCCAAGGCACGCACCCTCTGTCCTCCCGGTAGTTAAGTCCTCGTATCTTGATCCCGCCAACTGTCTTTTCTGTGTCGAATGTCATCGCCTCTCTCCTCTTAGGGTTAAGCCACGCTGGGCGGGGTGGTTAAAATCCCCTGCCCAAAGCCCGTCTTGCGACTCAACGGCTAAGGACAAGTGAACAAAGCCGTGTAGCAATGGGCAGGGGTGTAATCGCATGGTTGTTAGTCAAAATCCCCTGCCCCCGCCCCTGGACCTGTCAGCGGTGTATCGGACCGCACCAGGAACGGGGGGTGGGGGTTACTTCGCTTTCGCTGCTTCCCGCTTTTCCTTGTCCAGCGCCACGACCGCATCGGAAAGCTCATAGCGCAGGCTAGTGAAGCGTCGGCGCGTCTTTTGCTTGGCGTCCAAGTAGGCTTTGTGGTTGCTCTCTTGCTCTAGCTTCTCATTGGAAAGCGACTCGGCAATTTGCAGATTTAACGCGGCGATTTGTGCGTCGAAATCCACGGCTGCAACTTCCTCAGTCGGCTGTTCCGTCGTCTTGACCATCTTCGGGTTCCTCATTGGAAATGGGTTTGTAAATTGACTTGGTTGGTTTGCGTTCTTTCGGCTTGCGTGTGCCGTAAGCGTTGCCGTTCGCGGTGAGAATATCCAAGCCGGTTTCATCTACCAGCTTGTTGAGCGTCTTTTTAATGCGGCTGGTTGATTCTTCCAGCACGACGAGCCGGTCAACCATCTGCTCTGGGGAATCTTCCGGCTGTCCCGTGAACGGGAGCGGACAAGCCTGGCAGGCATCGCAGAAGCTACACTTCACTTGCTCCGGCCATGTCGGTACTCGCTCGATTGGCAGGTGGTTGTAGTTGTAATACTGCGACAATGCCCCGCTGATGCGTCCCTTGAAGCTGTCGCTGTCGCGTCGCTCGAATTGGTGACGGTACGTCCGGCGATTGGTGCGCGTATTCCAGACAGATACGGAGACAGCTTGAACCGCTTCAAAGTTCTCAAATACCAGCACGGCATGAAGCTGGAATTGAAATGAGTTCGCCACATCGGCGGCGGAATGCATCTTGTGGCCCGTCTTGTAGTCGTCGAGGTAAACCAGTTCGGGCGAGCCGGGGCCGCTGGTGAGTAAGTCCAATTCGCTCGTCACGATCACTCCCCCTGCATCCCACGACAACTGCCCGCACAAGTCGCCTTCGCCCCCATCAAACGCCATGAAGCTGGAGGGGGCTTTGGCGGAAATGAACTTCGCCCAGTCGTACACCGCTCGCTGCGCACCACGGATGGCATCGGGCTGCACGTCCGGTCTGGCCATGCGGAGATTGTTCCTGGCTTCGTCGGCTAACTCGGCTGGTGACATTTGACCATGCGAGCCAAGGTACGCTTTAAGAGCCTCTGAGAACGCTACGTGGACTTCCTCACCTGAGTTAGCGATGGCGCTGAAGTGATTGACCTTTCCGGTGGCAATCAGCCGGGCTTGCATCGGGCAGGTTGCCCACTGTTCCAGCGTCGAGCGGTCGAGCACTTCCGGGCCGAATACTTCCAGGGGCGAAAAGGAATCGATTGTCTTGGCCATTTCTTCCTTGGATGGCTTAGCGGGTGGCATTACATTCCCTCCGGTGGTTCGTGCTTCGCTACTTCATCCGAGAATTTCTTGAGCAGTTCTTGCGTCCAGTTGTCGGACTTGAGAACTGTGCCAGCAGTAAACTCCGCTCCAGTGGCTTGCGATGCGTACTCTGCTAAAGCCTCTGGGGTGGGAGCTACGAGCGTGTCATTGGTAATCCAAGTGCGGTAGCGGACGCAGACGGCTTTCAATTGGTCTGGGGTAACTCGTTTGCCACGGGGTTGTGTTTTCGTGGCGTCGGTTTTCTTGCCCGGCACTTCGTGTTCCTCTTTGTCGGGAGGGTTTTCAAGGTCTTGCGTGAACAGGTCGGACAGCCCGTAAGCATTGATGACCGCTGACACCTTGGCGCATTTCATGGCCATCTTGACGGCACCGTTTGTGTCTCGCTTTCCGCCGACACGAGACGAGCCACGACCCTCGCTTACGAGTTCGCCATTCGCACGGGAGAAGAGTTCGCACTTGTAGACGAAACAGCCCTGGATGGAACCTGCCATAACCCAACCATCCATATCGGGCTGGTACTCAGATCGCAGCCCCATCAGGTCAACCACGAAGTCTGCTCCGCTCTGGTAGAGTGAAGGCTTGGAAACCCACTGCTTGGGATTCACGTTGCCCTTCGGTTCACAGCCGGGCGGGAATCCAAAGTGAACCCCTTCGATAAGCTGCTCTCGCAACCAGACGCGAAAGGAATTGCGCCGCAGCGAGTATTCCGCCAGGGCGTGCCGCATGGCTTCCGGCGTGGTTGCCATCGCGTGCGAGCGTAGGTCAGCTAGCGCCTTGGATTGTTCGCGTGGCTGGTCATCAGCCAGGGCAAGTTCAGAGCCTGTTTCGTCTTGATCGTTCACAATGTCTCTCCCATTGGTTGCATCGCCATCTTGCGCAGAAACGACCTAGAAACTCCCCAGCGTGGCCAGTAGCTCCTTGCTCGACTGACAAGGCTCGACGCCCTTCATCTTGAGCGTGGCGAGTAAGTAAATCAGGGCGTCTGCCAGCCACATATCACCGCGTTCCACTGGGGCTTCGATGGCAATTCGCCAAGTGCCGTAGTCGCCCCCTGGGTGGTCAAACTTGACGATGCAATCGGCGGCTGTCTCGCGGGTAACATCGCGGGCTAGCGATTGCATGGCGTCTGCCATGTCAATTACGGTTTGCTGATTGGGGGTGGGGCAGGGCTGGTCAATGTGGGCTGTAATCACGGACATGGGTTTGCTCTCCGGTAGATTTTCGGAGCACCCATCCCAGAAGCCCGGCAGGGGGTTAGGCTGCCGGGCGGGGGAGAAGGTGCCATACGTTTCTTGACAAGGGAGAGTCTAACATATTTGTTAGCCCTTGCAATAGGGTATGGCAAAGAAAGTTGTAAAATACAACTAAGTTATTTCCGGTGGCATTTGCTGCGGCCCGTCTGCGATATGCGGGTCGATATAATGCCGACGCGCCAGCCCCGGCGTGGAGTGCCCCAGGTGCCTTTGTGCTGCATGTTCGCTAATGGCTGCCAGATGACTGACCGATGTGCGGCGTAGCTTCTGTGGGCCTTCCCGGTGCCCAGACTTCAAACCGGCTGGCACTAGAATAAAGTCTCGCCAATGTCGCCAGAGGGCGGTGCGATCCAGGGACCATTCAAACAGCGAAGTTCGGGCGGGGGTCCGCATTCGGTCAAGTACGGTTAAAGTCGTGTGGCGAAGCTGGCAGGTGATCGCATTTTGTGTTTTCGACTGGATGACACAGAACATCCCGCCGATATGTACGGGCAGGGAAAGCAGATCGGACAATCGCAGAGCCGTATCGTAACCGACGCGCACGAATCCTTCCCACCAGTCGGCGCACTTCACCCCGCATTGGTAATAACCTGGGATTGTTTTTGTCGCGCCGATGATGGCTTTCATCTCATCAATCGTCCAGGCTTCCGGTATTTGTTTCGGTACTGCGATAGCTCTAATCCGCCGATCAATGGGCGGAATGCACAGCCCATGTTCCTCTGCGGCATAACGCCATATCGCCAGAATGTCGCCCCGCCTGTTGCGAATGGTTTTCGGGGCAACAAGTCCCTCTGATTCCATCAGCCACTTATTGAGCAGCGGGGCGTTCAAGTCAGACAGAATGACCGGCTTGCCATGCCAGCGCTCGAACAGCCTGATGGTGATTTCCAATTGCTGCACACTCCTTGGCCGCAACTGCTTTTCGGTTTTGTAAACCTCCGTGAAAAAAGTTCCTAGTTCCATTTCGCTCTCCCGACATTGGGTGAGCATCCGTGCGGGTAACTGCTCCGTATCTAAACCAACTTACCAACCTGTTGCCACTGAAAAAATAGACGAAACTATTGTCTTATTATGGAATCTGCGGCGGCTGTATACCGATACTAACTAGTGCCTTTTGCTATGGAGAAATCGCACGCATGATTGATTTTGTAACCGTGTACGATGCTACTGGGAAAGTGCTCTGGATTAGTCGCACTGACCCCGTTCTGGGAATCACTCAAGACCAGATCATCGGGCAAAATATCTTCAGCTTCTCCAAGCCTGGCGACGATGCGGCTATCAATGGCTTTGCTCATGCGCTGCTGAAACGAAAGCCAATTACTTTCACGGCTACAGCAGAACACAACGGCGCGCATCGGTCGTATCACACGACCTTTCATCCAGTGCCAGTTGAGGGACAGTCGGCAATCGTCGGGCACTCGATCCCCATCCCGCAAATTCACCTCTCCCCGCGCGAGATTGAGATTGCGGTGCTCATCGCGCAAGACTTCTCGACGCGCGAGATTGCCAAGCGGCTCGACGTGGCGCAGTCCACGATTGACTCTCACAGATCGGCAATTTGTGCCAAGCTGGGAGGCTGCGGTATAGCAGGAATAACTATGTTTTGTGTGCGTCACGGGCTGGCTTTCCCCTGATTGCGTAGGGGTGAAAACTTTTCTTGCGGGCTTCTCCCCCAAGTTGTTGCAAAATCTTAGTCAGTTGAGGGCTGAGTTTCAAAAGGCAACTAGGTCGTGTTTCTCCGGTAATTTGTAGCGGTTATTCCCGCGCGTGGCGAAATTGGTAGACGCGCCAGCTTGAGGGGCTGGTGGTGGCAACACCGTGCTTGTTCGAGTCAAGTCGCGCGGACCTCGAAAAATGTAGCTCATTTTTTTACACGGCAGGTGGGTCATGTCGTGAGGCATGGCCAGAAATCTTTGGTTCGCCATCGTTTCTTGACACACCTGCCTTATTGACATTTTCTAACTTTTCTGATAGTACCAAAGGAGCATCGTAAATGCCAACGTCCGCAGAAAAGAAATGTCGCATGACAATTGCTAACCGCCTCCGTGAACTCCTCGACTCCAATGGCATGAGCCAAGTGGAACTGGCAGACGCTTGCAACGAGAACGAAATGAGAATATCTCGCTACGTTCGCGGAGAAACAGAGCCAAAAGCCAGCGTTCTATCGAAGATCGCTGACGCATTCGGCGTCACTGCTGACTACATTCTCGGTCGAGAATTGCCAACCAGAAAAAAATCTGCGTAGTTCCACTTGCAATGAAGTAACGATTCTGTTAGAACCGCTCTCGTCAAGAAACGAGTGGCGGTTTTTTTATTTGCATCGCTGAAACCTAGTTTCAGATTGCAACTAATCAGCCGCTGAAATAATGCGGCACTTCCTATCGGTCGTGGATTGCGACCGTCTAGTGCCTATCGGGTTTCTGTATTTAGGGCACGGCTTCACCGGGCATCGGTAGTCGTAAATCGATTTTCACGGACTGGACCTTGAATTGATTCAAGGGCACTGGAGGCATTGGTATGGAAGCGTCTGCGCCTATTTCTACGCGCATTGAAATCGACCCCGATTTTCAATCTCTCATTCCGCCACTTTCAACCGAGGAGCGGACTCAGCTTGAAGCGAATCTAATCGCAGACGGTTGCCGCGATCCACTGGTGTTGTGGGGAACGATTCTGGTCGACGGCCACAACCGATACGAAATTTGCGCTCGGCTGGGAATCGACTTCGATGTTGTGCAGCGCGAGTTCACCGACCGCGAAGATGCGATTCAATGGATCATTCGCAACCAGTTCGGTCGACGCAATCTATCTGCCTTCGTTCGCGCTGAACTTGCCTTACGTGCGCAAGAGTCGATTGCGAAGCAGGCGAAGGCAAATCAAGGAACACGCACTGACATTCCGCAGAATTCTGCGGAATGTATCAAGCCCATCGAAACCCGCCAAGAGATTGCCAAGCTCGCTGGCGTATCTCACGACACAATCTCTCGCGTGCAAAAGATTCAAGAGACTGCCAGCGAAGAAACAAAAGCCGACCTTCGCTCTGGTGCGATCAGCATCAATGAAGCATTCCTGCAAGTCACCGGCAAAGCCAAGACCGCGCACGTCTCAAACAATTCTGGCGAGAACGAATGGTACACCCCGGTCGAGTTCATCGGCGCTGCCCGCGAAGTGATGGGCAGCATTGACACCGACCCCGCATCAAGTGCAATCGCAAACAAGACAGTCAAGGCCAGCCGGTTCTTCACGAAAGAGGATGACGGGCTAACAAAAAAATGGGCCGGGAATGTCTGGATGAACCCGCCTTATGCTCAGCCGCTCATTGCGAACTTCTCTCGTGCGGTTGTCGAAAAGTTTCTTTCCGGCGAAATCACGCAGGCCGCTGTGCTTGTGAACAATGCCACCGAAACGGCATGGTGCCAAGAGATGCTGAAGGAAAGTTACGCGGTGTGCTTTCCGGCTGCGAGGGTTCGGTTCTTGGATCAGCAAGGCAATCCAGGGGCTCCATTGCAGGGGCAGGCGGTTATCTATTTCGGGGATGAGGCAGATAAGTTTTGCCAGGTGTTTTCTAAGTTTGGAGCTTGCTTTGCTTCTGTCGAATTGTGCGACTAACAACCTTAAGGGGAGATGGAACTATGAAAGTCGGTCAACTCAGCGTCATAGAAATGTCGGTTCACGACTTTATCAGAATCGCAGACAACCCACGACAACGCGACACAGAGCGACACGCTAAACGTGCGAAGTTGAAGCATCTTGCAGCATATTCACCCACTCACGACAGCGTTGCGATTGCTGCGATCAAAGGTAAGCCGCTATGTAAACTAGATGGACATACTCGCGCCTATCTGTGGGAGAGGGAGCTTCTGGAGCGACCAAAGCGATTGCTCGTGTCGTGCTATGCGGTGCTTTCTCTCGACGAAGCCGCAGAACTCTACACGCATTTTGATAATCAGCAGGCCGTTGAATTGAGCGGCGACCGAATCCACGGGGCTTGCCGCGAATGCAACTTGGTTCTGAGTAGTGGCCTGTTAAAGAATGGCGACTTTGGGACCGCACTCAAGACCGCGCATTTCTTGCGATCTGGTGGTTTTTCCGCATCTGAAAGTGAATACGAGCTTATCAGGAAGTGGCGGAATGCAATTTCGGAACTGGATTCGTTCGGACTCAGTAAACGCAAATTCAAGGGATCAGGACTCGTTGCGCTTGCCATGGTCGCCATTGCCAGCCGCTCTTTTGCAGAGGAAACATTGCTCTCGTTTTTCAAGGGATTCGATGAAGATTCTGGCAAGAAGGAAGGCAAGCTCCGTGATGGAATCCAGGCACTGACGGAACACATGTCAGACCGTCGCCTTCACAGCCAAATGGCTGGTGCAGAAAACATCTACGGCATGATGAGCAAGGGCTACTCGTGCCTCAAGGCATGGTCGGACGGGGTGATGATTCAGAATGTTCAGCCCTCCATTGAGGCCCTAACAAAACTCCATGCAAAAGCTATCGCGAATATTAACGAGGGAATGTTTGAATTCGGTGGTGAGTAGCCATGCAAACCGAACTCGACTTCGACCGCCCCCACAACTCCACCCCAACAAGCATCGCTGCTGCCGATTCTCAATCCCCCAAGAAAGCAGCCATCGACCGGGAACGAATCTTGATGTTCGTCCACGAGAGCGGCGGGGCTACGCGGGATGAAATCGAAGTGGGGACTGGGATTATCGGCAATACAGTTCGGCCACGAGTACACGAGCTAATCGCCCAGCAGTTTCGATTAGTTGAAGTCAATCGAGTGCGACCGACACGCACAGGACGGGATGCGTTTGTTCTCATGTCAAGTTGGTTCTAAGGAGTAACCATGCCCCCACACTTCGCCCTAGTCGCGTCCATCGCCTTTACCCTAGTTCTGCTCTATGTCGCCTGGGAATCGCCCTGGGTGGATCGGTGGAGGGGTAGATGAAGTGCCGGACGTGCAAGTTGACCTGCTGCTATTCGCTCAAGTTGAGAATGTTCTGGTGCCCGAAGTGCTTGAAGTTTTGGAAGGGTAAGTAGCTTGGAAGGTGACTGGATATTCCTGCACAGGAAGCTCTTAGAGCATCCAATTATGAACCACGACGGGTTATGTCGCTTGTGGATCTATTGCCTATTGACGGCAAATTGGAAGCCGAAGGATTGGACTATTCCAGGCACGTTCACACCGATCAGCATTCCGCGAGGCTCATTCATCTGCGGTCGAAAATCCTTACACGAAGCACTGTATCCCAAGACCGACAGGCGAGAAGTGCAAACACCGGCAGAGTCAACTGTCTGGCGCTGGCTCATGGCGCTGAAGGATATGGGCTGCCTAAAACTGCAAAATGTGAACAACCGTTGCACGCTCGTAAGTGTTGTTAAGTACGACACTTACCAACCAAACAAAAAGGAGATGCGGACAAGCAACGAACAACCAACGGACAACCAACCAACAACCAACGAACAAGCAACGCGCACAACTAAAGAAGGAAAGAAAGTAATAAGGAAAGAAGAAACACCGGCTGCGCCGGTTGTGATTCCAGAAAACTTAAACACAACCGTGTTCAAGGAAACCCTGGAAGAGTTCCGGCAGATGCGAAAAGAGATTCGCAAGCCGATGACCCCCACGGCTGAAAAGGCGGTGCTGAAGAAACTTGCCGCGTGGGGCATCGACAAGGCGGTTGTGGCGCTCGAGAAGTCCACTGCCAGCCAGTGGCAAGGGGTGTTTGAACCGAAGCCAGAGGACATGCCAGCGGTTGCCGTGAGTCGAGTTCCCACCGATCAGGACTTGCTTGATTGGAGTCCCGACTGATGGCCGAACTCGCCCAAGTCAAACTTGCCGCTTCAGGTCGCTGGGGTTCCATCCTGCCAAGCATGGCTGGCATCCCGGCTGAATCGCTCGACCGCAAGAACCACCCTTGCCCGAAGTGCCACGGCACGGATCGCTTCAGGGCGCTGAATGACTTCGACGAATCGGGGGCGGTATTTTGCAACCAGTGCTTCAACAAGGCGAACGGCGACGGCGTAGCGGCGATTCAGTGGGCAACTGGCTGGACATTCCCAGAAACGATTCAGCGACTGGCCGAGCACTTGGGCGTGAATGGGTCTAGCAAACCAACCCCGAAGCGTGAGGTGGCAAACTACCCCTACCGTGACGCGGAAGGAACCTTGCTGTTTCAGGTCGTGCGATACGAGCCGAAAGACTTCCGCCAGCGGCGACCGAAACCGGATGGACAAGAGGGCTGGTTGTGGGATTTGCGCGGCGTGGCAAAGGTTCCGTACCGGCTGACCGACCTGGTGCAAAATCCTGACTCACAAGTTTTCATTTGCGAGGGCGAGAAGGATTGCGACCGGCTGGCGGCACTCGGATTGATTGCCACGACCAACGCAGGCGGCGCGGAAAAGTGGTGCGAGGAGCACGCGGCTTACCTCACTGGTCGGAACGTCACGATCTTGCCTGACAACGACGACAAGGGACGCGCCCACGCCAACAAGGTCGCAAGTTCGCTGCATGGCATTGCTCAATCGGTGCGCGTGCTGGTGCTGCCTGACTTGCCGCTGAAGGGCGACGTAAGCGACTGGCTGGACGCGGGCGGCACGGTGGAAAAGTTATTTGATCTTGATGAGGCAACGCCGGAATGGAGTCCGGCAACTTTTCAACCAGAGCCGATTCAACCGGCTGTTGAGGAGAGCGGACCCAAATCCATTTCGCTAGCCGATGCTGCCGCCAAGTATTTGCAATCACTCCGCAGCGGCAAGGAAGTCTTAATCAAAACTGGAATCCCCGGCTTGGACAAAGCCCTTAACGGCGGTGTGGCAAGTGGCGAGGTGGTGATTCTCGCGGCTCGCCCTTCGCACGGGAAAACGATGGTGGCCATGCAATGCGTCCACGAGTGGGCAAGGCAGGGGCACAAGTGCCTGGTGGTCAGCGAAGAGATGGCAGCGATGGCACTCGGCAAACGCATGTTGCAATTTATGAGCGACGTTCCCGAAGAGAATTGGACGCGCGAACAAACGGAACTGGAAGAGGTCTTGCGGTGGTATCGGGAAACGTCGGCTGAATGCACGGTGCTGGAAGAATGTTTCACGGTGGAAGTTGTGTGCCAGCAGATTGCCAAGTACGCGGCGCAAGGCGTGAAACGCATCATCGTGGATTATATCCAGTTGCTTGGCTCTGAAGGTCGCTCCGAATACGACCGCGTAACGAATGCCAGCAAGATGCTCAAGGCATGTGCCAAGCAGAACGATGTGCTGTTGATCTTGCTCGCCCAACTCAGTCGCGAAATTGAGAAGCGCCCGAAGTTCGTACCCAAGACCAGCGACTTGCGGGCGAGTGGTCAGATTGAACAGGACGCGGACGTAATTCTGTTTCTGGTGTGGCCCCATCGCATCGAAAGCAACTTGCCACCGAATGAGTTTTTACTTTTCGTCGCCAAGAATCGCAACCGTGGAATCAAAGAGGCAACCGTGAAGTGTCGCATCGAACCCTCCCGGCAGATGCTCACGGAAGAGAGAGCAAAGGATATGCCCAACTATGAAAGTTCATTCGATGACTACTGAACCAAGCAAACTGAAACATTTCGGTGCTATCCAAACTGCCTATCGGGCGTTTGAGTTCCGCTCTCGATTAGAGGCGAAGTGGGCGATGTTCTTTGACCTCTGCGGTTGGAACTGGGGCTACGAACCCACAGAGCGACACGGGTACATACCTGACTTTGTTCTTGGTTATCGACCTTCACTTGTAGAAGTGAAGCCCTTCCATCGCATCGAACAATGGGACGAAGCAATTCAGAAGATTATTCAATCAGGCATCAATGAGCCGGTGATTTTGTTGGGCGACGATCCGACTTGGATTTCAGTTTCCTTGACCATCGCGGGCGACATGGCACCCGCAATCGGCTGGCTGGCTGAACCGCTCGACATTGACGGGCAAAGAGACTTCGCAATCACACGCCTGCATTTTGGATTTACCGAAGGCAATCAAAAACTCGGATTGTGCCCACTCGATTCCAACTGGGTGAACTTGATTCAGCAGCCGCCAGAAAACTGCCAGTGGAAACACAAATGGTCGAGAGTCGAGATGGAGCGTTCGGACCTGGAAAAGCAACTCGTAGAACGATGGGCGAATGCAGGCAACGCGGCGAAGTGGGTGCCAACCAAATGAAACGCTCGCCCCTCACCCGCTCCACCAAACCCCTGAAGCGTTCCCGGCTCAAACCCATATCAAAGCGAGCATCGAAATTGAAACGCGAGACCACCCCAGCCAGGCGAGCCTACGTTGCGGAGATTCGCTTTTGTGTCTGCGGTCAACCAGCGACGGATTGCCATGAGATCGCAGCCGGGGCGAGTCGTGAGAAGGCGTTGCGTAATCGGTTCGCGTGGTTGGCTCTTTGTCGGTCTTGCCATGAGCGGATTCAGGGCAGCGATATTGCCACCCAACTCGTTTACAAAGCCCAGCAAGATTCGGCGGAGTTCTTTGACATCGAAGGTTTGAATTTCATCATGGGCAAAGCATCAACGGCAGTGACGGCATACGACGTTGCTCGCGCGGCTTACACATTGGGACTTCAGCACGGAGGCAGGTAATGACCTACATCTTTTCCATCCCATCCATCCCCATCGCCCAACCACGCGCTCGAGCAGTTGCCTTTCAGGGACATGCCCGAATGCACGACGCCCCAAAGAGCCACCCCATCCACGCCTTCAAGGCAACCGTGCGGCAAGTGGTATCCGAGAAGATGCAATCGCCGCTCACTGGACCGGTATTCATTGCAGTTGAGTTCATTTTTCCACGACCAGCGAATCACTATGGCACCGGAAAGAACAGCGACGTTTTGAAAGCAACAGCCCCGCACTTTCACACCGCCCGACCTGATTTGGATAACACGGTTAAGGGATGTCTCGATGCCTTGAAAGGCATTGCTTGGAACGATGACGCGCAAGTCGCAGTTTATGCAGCGGCAAGCAAGCGCTACGTCAGCGGACGCGATGAAGCACCTGGCACGAAACTGACCATCGGCAATTTGGAACTGGAGCATTAGCATGAGCCACGCATCCAGCGTCACCAACCAGCAAGACCAAACAGCCTACGTCTGGTCCTCTATCGGCGTGATTCGATTCAAAGACCCAGTACGGTTCAAGTGCGGGCACAAGGGCACACTTGGCACGGTGCGCATGAGGTTGTGTGCGGATTGTCGGTTGAGCGAGAAGAAGCAACAGCAACGGAGGGACTGGCGATGAGTGAACTAGCTTTCGCAAAAGCCTACGACAGGCATGGAAACGAAATCGTCTTTCTGCGCATCGTTGATATTTGTTGCCACTACTTCGACGACAGAAAAATGGGCTATTGCGAATGGCACGAATTGGCAAAGCGGTCCGGTAGAACGCACCGTCAAGTTAGATGCGTGCAGTGCAATCTCTTTACGGTATGGATTCCGAAGGTAACGACAATTCGTAATGGTCAGTCTCTCAAAGCAGCGATGGCAATGATGGGAAAATCGAAATGACTCCCGCCCCCGGCCAGCGCATCAAACTCACCTTCCATCATGCGGCAACGAAAACGATGAGTGGTAACTTCCTGTGCATCGAAGGTAGTCGGTGGGTGTTCCTGGATGACAACGAACCAAGAAGAACGTGGCGGTTCAAGCGGGAGAACGTGAAGGGCTGGGAAGTATACAAGGCGAAAGGAATCGAGCGATGACCAAGATACGCCCACATATCCGCTGGCTAATCCACAAAGACTTTCCGTCAGTATTGGCGATTGAGAATGCTTCCTTCGAGTTTTGCTGGTGCGAGGAAGATTTCATTCGCTGCCTACGTCAACGTAATTGTATCGGCATGGTTGCAGAATTTGACGAGCAAGTTATCGGCTACATGATTTACGAACTCCACAAGCAAGGCTTGCACATTCTGAACTTCGCCGTTCATCCTGCCATGCGTCACTTGGGCGTAGGTTCTGCGATGGTTCAGAAGCTCATCAGCAAGTTATCCGCTGGGCGTCGCACTCGCATCATGCTGGAAGTGCGGGAAGGGAACTTAGAGGCGCAGTTGTTTTTCAAAGCACAAGGCTTCCAAGCAGTGCGCGTGCTGAAGGATTTCTATTTAGAGACGCCCGAAGATGCGTACCTGTTTCAGTACAGCTACGAAGGCAATCACCTGGAACCAGTTCAGGTGAATCGCATTACGAGGTTGCAATGATCCCCGCCCTCCTCGCCTTCCTTTGTTCCACCCACACACGGTCAGCAGCGTACAGCGAAGGCAATCAGGCTTACTGGTCAGGAAGTTCGGAGAGCTTCTGTTTTTATCTGGAAGGAACCAGAGCCAGGGACGAATGGATGCAAGGTTTCGCAGGAATCTAACCGGTTGAACCGGTGCAAGGAAGTTTAGGAGATGACCCGCTCGGTAATGGTGCCGAGTCGTGGTAGGGGAAGTAACTAACTAACAAGGGGAGAAAAACCGTGACGGAAGCCCAGATGAAAGCCGCACTTTGCTATGTCGATGGATCATGGGCGTTCTTCACGACGCAGCCACTCGACAAGCAATGGGGCGATGATTGGGACGATGCCCCCTACGAACACAACGCAGAGCGACCATACGAATATCGCGACCACGACAAGGCGAAAGGCATCGAGCCTTGGGAGATTGTTCAAGTTGCATGGGAGGGAAGTTTTGATGCCCCATGCGACGGGCACAGCAACAGCCCATTCAGCGTGGAGCAAATCAATGCAGGTGCAATTGCTTGGCTTCGGTCTAGCTCTTGGAGTTCCGACAAGAAGATTTGCGTTCAGGCGGGCACGACGCTCGCAAGGTTCATTGAGTTGATTCGCGAAGGTGATGGAAAGGTTTATCTCGAAGCCCAGTAATTAACCACCACCCCCAGGAAAGGATTCCCAATGCTTGTACTCAGTCGAAAAGAAGGCCAGCAAATCACCATCGGCAAAGACATCGTAATCACCCTCACGCAAATCAAGGGTGAGCGCGTGAAGCTCGGAATTTCTGCCCCCGCAGGCGTTGTGATTTTGAGGGGCGAGTTAGCACGTAAGGAAGCAGCGTAGCAGGTGTTTCCCAGGGCTTGTCGCCTTGGTTCAAAGTACCGCTTGCCTTGCTCGTGTCACAGTCGCACGAGCAGGGCGGGCGGATTATAAACTCACGAAAGAGAAGCGATGGAAAGCACGCGACCAATCAAATATCACGGCGGCAAGGAATATCTAGCCAAGCGAATTATCGAACTGATGCCACCCCATAAGCACTACGTGGAGCCGTTCTTCGGTGGCGGTGCTGTGCTGTTTGCCAAGCCGTGCGAAGGCGTCAGTGAAGTGGTGAATGATTTGAATAAGGAGCTAATCAACTTCTGGCAAGTCATTAGAAGCGACCACGACCTAGCCAGGCTCAAGAGATTCCTGG